ATATTTTTATTCAATTATTATAGTTAGAATATTCTATTAAAAGATATTCAGAAAAGAATAGGAGAATGTATCAGAATGAAAAAGTATTTATCTTCATTACCTTTCAATCATATAGTTACATTTGAAGGTACAGATTGTAGTTTTAAAGAAACTAATGCTAATAAGCTAAAAGATTATATTGAAAACGAATTAGGATATAATGCTATTGTATTCAGTTTTCCTAATTATTATAGTCATAGTTCACATGCATTGACTACCTATTTTAAAGAAATACGAAAGTATAAAGAATTATCTCCTAAGATGATTAATATGCTTTATGTAGTAGATTTCTTTATTACTTGGTATAGACAAATTAAACAGTATTATGATAAGAAGTATATTATTATCTTTGATAGATGGTATTATTCAAATATCTATTATCAAGGAGTACGTGTATTAAAGTCAGTAGTGGAAGATCTGAATAAAGATAATATTGGAAAATATATTCATCATGAAAAGCTAATAGAATTTATTGATGAATATGAAAATATTATTAAGAATGAATTTGGATTAGTAGATACGGATATTATGTTTAAAATGATTCATAGTAAACGATCTACTCGTGGTCTTATTGCGGAACGCAAATCGGAAAACGATATTAATGAAGGTGAAGTAGATTATTTAGAAATGGTAAATAATTTATTTAAGCATTTATTCATTGATAGTAATTTCGTAGTTAAAGAAATTGAACTAGATAAATCGGAAAATGAATTTAAAAGTAAAGAAGAAGTATTTAGGGAAATTGCGTTAGAGTTTAAATGTAATTTAAACTATCGTTTAGATAAATGGAAGAGTGAGCAAAGTGAAACTGTTAACGAAGCTTAAAACTTTATTTACTCGTGATGAAGTTAAGCAAGAAAACTTAAATGTAAAATTAGGATTAGATGTGATTCCTCTCTTTTGTAATGAAATTGAAGATGATTCACATTATAATCTTATTAACGTATTATTTTATTTAGATTTTGATGAAACTAAAGTTAGTATTTTGGACTTGTTAGCGTATGGTAGTTATGACCATAGAGTTCATTTGTTTAAAATAACTTTAGAGAATTTAATTAAGATGCGATTAGATCAAGAGAATTCTTATATTGTAAAAGAATTCTTTTTGCGGATTGCGGTCGGAAGTGATTCATTTAATATTGTTGATAATGAACTTGATGAAGAATCGATTAAACTATGTGTAGTTGATATCATTAGTAAGTACTCTTCTTATAATTCATTAAGAGCATATAATGCTAATGAGAATTCCGAAATAGATATTCCATGTGTAGATAGATTCATTTATGAGCTAAGACAAACTTGTAAGAATGATAAATATGATTATACGAAATATATATTGGCTAAAATTAGAATGGTTAGAGTTCCATTGTTTTATTTGATTGATTTATTTAAATTAGCTGATGATATTTGGTTTGAAGTCGATTATGATAAACCTCATGATTGTAGACGATATGGATCTAAAATGACATACTTCTTTGAAGGAAAACAATTTGGTTTGAATGAAGAAGAAGTTATATATTCCATCATAAATATGAGTAAAGGCAATATTTTGACATATATGAGTACACTTCCACTTGGTGTATCCGTAAACGTCGAATTATCGACAAGCCTTGATCGTATTCTTGCCTTCTTGGCTACATCTGGGAACGATGATTTGAAAACAATCATTAAAGATGAATTATTAGAAAATGTTTTTGATGAAAAAGACTTAGAATCTTTAAAATATCATGCTAAAGCAACCGATGAAGAGATTGAGTATGATATTGATGAAGAAATTGATGAGGTAGTTAGTTATACTGTATTGGAGGACGATGAAAATGCTTAGTAGAGATTTATCTTCACTTGAAATGAAATTTATTAGAGAAATTGAAAGTGGAATGAGAGATAAGTCTTGTACACGTTTTAGACCGAAAGCAGAATTCTTTTCATTTGAATCTGATACTAATAAAATACCTCATACGAGTTATCATATTGAAATGGATAAAAAGTTTACGATTATATTTGACCATGGTGTTTTGGAGATTGAATATAATCGTGAAGAACGAAGATGGATTGCTAACTCTTTAGGGTATACTTTTAAAGATATCGTAGAAATGACTGCAATCTTAGGATTCATTGAATCTAAAATATTATTATTTAATATTAAGCAAGAGGAGAAAGAAAATGGTTGATGATGAAAGAGATTTTTATTTTATAGCATTTTATTCAAAGAATAAAGATAAACTAAATGATTTCCATGATAATGCTAAAAAATATTTAGAAACTAATTTTGATATCATTAGTATTGGAGATATTGAAAACTTTGATGGATCTACTTATAAATTCAAAGTAATTTTAGCTAAAGATAGATTCACTCATTTATTTGATATCGAAGATATTCTTCAGGAAAAATATTATGGCGTATTCTTTGACTATCGTGTCGTTCATAATACAACTGGTATTGTTTATGAAAATAATGAATACAGTAAAATTCTTCCACCAAAACGATATATCTTAAGTAAAGCAATTAAGATGCCAATCGATGGTAAGATAGAATATAAAGTTAGCGATTACTATTATGCAGAAACTAAAGAAGAACTGTATGATATGATCTTCCACTTATATGGTCTTATTATTAATAATCTAAAACAAATTCAAGAAGCATCATTTGAATTAGTTAGATATCATTTGGTTAAGAAAGATGGATATATTAATAATATTTATCCACTTGATGATGAAATTATTGATTTCTTAGAATTGGATATTAATAAAGATATTCATCCATTTATGGAAAGAACGGGGAATGAGTAAAATGCTAAAAGTTCATACACATTGGGACGGCACATCTAATTCATTCATGTTTTATAGTGACTATATTGATGAGTTAGAAAAGTTTCATAATTTATTATGTGATGGTAGTATTTTAAAATATATTTATGAACGTAATCCATTATTAAGTGAGCAATTTGATGATTGTATAATTAATTACGTTAGTGATTTCGAATATAATCCATTATATGGAACTTACTTCGAATTAGACTTCGATTCCGATGGTCAATTATTTGAAGAAATTGATATGGTATTGGAAGAAATCTTTGGTGGTAAGATTAATTACGTTGCTTTAGTTCATGACGAAGAACGTGGTATATATGTAAATACAGATGAAACTGGTGATTTCTATACCACACGTTATAAACGAGTCAGAGCTCATGAATCAGGTGAATTTGATAGAGAAAGCGATGTTGCTTTCTATTCAACTTTCAGTAGTTTAAAACAAGATGTACTTTTAGATCATCCAGATAACGTACCTGAATTATTGGGTATTACTAAATTTGATGATCTTGAAGGTGCTTTAAGACGTATTGATTTTGATAAGGAATATAAAACTTATATCTATCAATACGCTAGTGAAATTTAATATTAAATAAAAGGAGTTAAAGAATGGCTAATTGTTGCTACAATGATATTACAATTTGTGCTAAAGAAGAAAATCTAGTCAATTTAGAATTTCTTCATACTAATTTAGTATATTTATTTGAAAAGAATGAACTATATTGTGATGATATCTTCACAGAACTTTTAACATCATTCGATAAACCACAGATTAAATTTGATAGTAGAGATAATGTAAATTGGTATATGGATACCATCGAATGTAATGAAAATGGCACTTATAACTTTACTATTAGTATTGAAAGTGCATGGGTACCAGTTATTTCCAAAATAGAAAAAGTTATATATGAGCTATATGGAAATAATATATGGTGTGTTGCTACTGCAGAAGAACCAGGTTGTGACATCTATATAAATACTGATGAAACTGGTGAATTTTATGAAACAAGATATCGTCTAGTATTTTATTATGATAATACTTATCATGACTGGTATTTGGATAGCTTACCAGAATTAATTTTACGTATTAATAAAATTTATAGTGAAAATGAATATGGTGAAGCTATTGAATATTCCGCTGATGCATACGAAGTTAGCGAATCAGTTGTCAAATTCAATAATTCTGAATTAGCTAAATCTAAAGAATTAGAAATCGCTATCTATACATTCGAAGATAGTGACTTAGACGAATAATAAAAACATTATGATAAACTCTAAGCAAAGGAGGTATCATAATGCGAAATCCATATATGCTAAGTGATGTAAATAGCATGAATGATGGACCTCAGATTATTAAGCTAAATAATCTACCTGAATATGATTTACAAGATTGGAATCTTGCAGATCAAAAAGATTTTAATAAATTTATTGCTGAATTAGAGAAGACTGTTAGATCTTCCATTGAATATCAGCAATATATTCAGTATCTAAGAAATGCATTCAATATGAATAGTTGTGCATTTTATAGAAACGTAACGAACGTACCTAATCCTAAGATAAAAATCCATATTCATCATGAACCAATAACTTTATATGATATTTGTCTTATTGTATTCAGAAAGAGACAATCTCTAAATGAATCCATTGATGAAGAATCTATTGCTAAAGAAGTTATGTGGAATCATTATAATGGATTTGTAGGATTAATTCCATTATCTGAAACAGCTCATGAGTTGGTGCATAATAATTATTTATTCGTACCATGTACTCATGTATTCGGTGAATGGAAAGAATTTGTAAATATGTATAAACCATATTTTACATTAGATCAAATTGATTTATTGAATGATATTGAATCCGCATCTAAAATGTATACAGAAGATAGAGCTAGATATCTATTTGATAAACGATTTACTTATGTGGACGACAGTGGAGCATATGATCTTCCTGAAAAGGAAAAGATCATTCAAATGCTAAATGATCGGAAACAAGAATTATACAATTCATTGTAATTTTATAATAATAACCTACAACATATAGATAAAAAATAGACCACGTAGATTTATATAGAGCAATAGTAGATTAGCGTCTCTATTCCAAATTATAAATCTGGTTCTATATGTTGGAATTAATCTAATGAGGTGAACAAATGAAATTTGACGTTCTAAAAGAACTATCTGAAAACTACGCATTAGAAAACACTAATTCCAGTGCCATTACAGAAGCAAAACATGATCTAAATAATATTCTAGAACAAGTACAAGATGTTTCGGTGGTTCAATTCCCAGTCGAAGCTGTACCAGTGTTTGAATCCACTAAGGACGACGGGTCTAAAGTTCTAGTAGTAGATGCTTATGATCTTGGTAGATTTATGGAAGCTACCTTGGAAACGGATGCTTTAGTTGCTATCGAAAAGATTAAAGACGCCAACGGTGCAATTATTCCAGACGATGCGAAGTTTGCAATTCTTATCGATAAGAAACGCTTAACTGGATTAAAAGAAGCAGCTGAAACTAATCCTGAATCTGGGCTTGTAAATGTTGGTCATGCGACTAACTTATTGCAGGATGTTATCAATAAAGGCATTGAATTAGTTGCTGCTAAAAAAGAAGAAAAATAAAATTATATATCCCCTTGGAGTTGATCTCCAAGGGGGCTTTTATTTTTTAATAATATTTTTCACAATATATTATAAACGTATAAAGGAGGTGAAAACTATGATAAGAATGGAAAATGCAATTAATATCTTTACAGATGCATCTGTATTAGGTAAGATAGACAAACATAATAAGAATAAAGTATGCGGTGGTGCTATAGCAGTAGACTTTAATAATGGTAGAATGAAAGAATATCATTGTGTCATTGATAGATCTACAAACAACTATGGCGAATTAACTGCATTAGGACTTGGCATTCAATTGGCAAGTATTTACAAAGATACTTATGAGAGAATTAATATATTCTCTGATAGTAAACTATCCGTTATGAGTCTACGAGAGTGGATTTATGGCTGGATTAGAAATATGAATCAAAATTATAGATTATTATCCTCTACCGGAGCAGAAGTAGCAAATCAAGATCTTATTATCAGAATAACTGATAGTATAATTGATAACTTCATTCCAGGAAAGCATAGAATTAATATCTATCATTGTAATGGTCATATTTATAGTCCTAAAGACTATTATAAAGCAGTGAGAAGTTTATCTTTGAATTTTAAATATAGATTATCTGAAGAAGAATTCAAGATGCTTCAATACTATATGAAGATTATTCAAAGATGGAATAATTATATTGATGAATCAACAAGAAGTTCATTACATACCATGCAATACGGAGTAGAGTATTTTGCTGATGTTGGTACTCTAAAACAATGCATGGAATATCCAATGACTTATGATTTATTAGATCAATATAGTAGAATTGTTTCAAACCCATATCAACTCTAATTAGGAGGTATATTAAAATGACAGTAGCTACACTTTTTAAGAAAAATGGCGAAAATATTACAGGAAAATTTGATGAAGGTAAATTGATCATCGATGGATTTTTCATGTTAACTGATGAAAATAATTTGATTCATCTTTACCCAAAAGAAACCATTGAGTACTTTGCTTTAACTAGCAATATCGAAGACTATACTACTTATTTAGACCAAAAAGGAATTAAAGTTCCTGTTGGCATCAATAAATTTAAAGTATTAATTGGTGAATCTCAATTAGTTATTGATAATGCATTCTTCTGTGAATCCATTGGTGATTATGTTAGAATTACTACATTTGGAGCACCAGGATATATTAATGAAGTATTCATTCAAAAAGAAAATGTGAATGATATCCAAGTTCATTATACTGAAACAAATCAAGAAAGGGCTTCTTTATTATTTAATAAGAAACTATTAGAAAAGATTGATATGGGCGATTACTATGGTGAAGTAATGGTACTCTTATCTATTCTTTCTAGCTACGATATTAATGAAGATGATTTCTTAGCAATTTATGAATCTAATTATTATACATTTAATATTAGTACAGACTTTGCAGATGCAATTAATCTTTATATCAAATCCAAATCTGAAAATCAAACAGATTCTACTGATTTAATTAAAGAATATGGTGATACCATTTCTGATGATTCTATTAGTGAATGGAAATCTGTTAAACCAGAACCAGTAGAGTTAAGTTCATACGATGAATTAGGCGGATTAGAACCAGAACCATTAAAAGATGAAGAAGATGATTCTACAGAAAAATGGGAATATGAAGGTTCTACTGTTGAAGATATGGATGAAGAAGATGAATCTAAATATCTTAATGAAGAAGAACCAGTAGCATTAGAAGAAGTTGAACCTGAAGAAGAATTAGATGAAAATTCTAAAAGTCAGGTTGAACGAATTCAAAAAGATCTAGATTATCAAAATATTAATCTTGATATGGAAAAGTTTATTAAAACTGGAAAGATTGCCGAACGATATGACCAAGCAGTAGAAGAAATTAATCGTACTATTGAATCAGTAAAAGGTATGGATTTAGAAAAGATAAAATATCAAATGAGCTACGATAATGACTTAAGTGATTTATATGAAACTTTCTGCGAAGAATCAGATCTAGAACTAGAATCTGAAATATCTTATGAAGCATTTTATACATTTATAAACTCTTAATTTTAAATATTTCCCACTAGGATCATAGAAATCCTAGTGGGATTACCTCTCTTTAATAATAGAGCTGAATATATATTATATACATGAAGGTTCGTGACCTATTTTAAAGGAGGTGAAGAAATGCGAATCATAGATTTTGTGGACTATAGTGGAAGTCCACACAATGTTGAAATAGAACCATCGAGTGAAGAAGAGTATAGAACTTTTGGTGGTTCAGAAGTATTATTACATGAAGACACAAAGGAGAATAAAACTATGTTAAAGATAAACCCAGGTATTGTATATAACCAAGAAACAGGAAAGGCTTTCATTGTTGATAGCCGTGGTATCTTATTACAAATCAGTGAAGCAACTGAAAAAGTAATTAGCAAATACGATTATGCTAAATTAGCAGAATTCATTGGTAGCAAGGTTAATGAATTCATTAATCGTGCATTCCAAACTTTAAGTGATATTGAAGAGCAAGAAGATCATAGTCATCATCACCATGATCATACTTGTAACTGTGGATCTGAAGACAGATTCCAAAATCAAAATCCTAGATTGAATCTATTCAATAATTTAACTAATGGTGGTCAAGGTTATGAAGAACCTAAATATCAAAATAATGGTTATCCTCAACAACCAGTAGCACCAGTTAAAGGTAAGTTATTTGAACGGTTTACAAATGGTGATGCTCCTAAGGTACAACAAGAAGTATTTCAGGTAGATGACCATAGTGATTTTACATCAAGTCTAAAATATAATATTGATCCAAATACTGGTGCAGTTAGAGTATTCCATACAAAGACCGGCACTATAGATTTGGCAGATCAAGAAGAAATTGATGTGCTTTATACAAAGTGCTTACAATTCCGTCAAGAATATGATGCGATGCTTAGAAGTAAAGTAGGGCAACCTATATACACTGGTAATCCATTACAGTATATGATGAACGGAGGAAAATTCTAAAATGATTAAGACCTATTCTGATGGCAGTCAAGGGTTTGACTTATCAGATCTTAGTCGTCCTGAGAATACTGAATTTATAAAGAATACTATTAAGAATTCTAATGCAAGATTCAGAAATTCTTTTATATCTCAAACATTAGATCTTAGAAATGCATACATTAATAAACTTAATAGTATTGCATGCGGTAATCCAGTTAGACCAGTTCCATGGAATGAGTCAACAGATGAAAACGAAATTCGTGAAATCTTAAAAGCTCATCCGGAATATGAATTAGATTATAATCTGGAACTATATGAAGAAAAAATGTTAGCGATGGGATTAGATCCAACTGAAGGAATGTTTAAGCAGTTTCCTCCTGGGATGCCAGTATTGTCATCTGGTCGAGGTAAACATATTGCTTATATGGAACAAGTTAAGGATGAAGAAGGATTGAATACACCTGAATTGGCTAATTTCTTGATTGGTGTATCCGATCAGAATGACCCAGAAATTACAAAGAAAATTGAAGAAGATAATACTGATTATGCTCAATATGGTTATAATAATTATATGGTAAATCAATATAGAATGACTTCAATGATCGGTCAACCTCCAATATATCCAGGTACTTATGGACCTAAACTTAATAGAGAAAATCTAGCAGTAATGGTAGAAGTTCCTATTAGGCAATATGGATATATTGAACCACCTAGAGATATTTCTAGAGAAATGCAAGATGAAAGCATTCCTTATGAAACTAGGATGCAAATCTATAATGACACTGTTAGATATACTAATGAATATAACGAATATATGAAAGGTGCTTGGTATGAAGTAAACAAGCAAAATATCTATAATCAGATTCGTGAGTTAGTAGATCAACGTAGTGTATTAGTTAATTCCCCAGTCTGGTATATGCAACCACAAGTTAGAGCCAGCTGGGAAAAGGATATTCAAAAGTTAGATGCGAAGATCGCAGAACTACAACAGAATATTCCTAATTATCAACAAGATAGATTCTGGCAACAAGAACAACAAATGCTAGAATATAACTATCAAGCTAAAAAATATAACGATAATAAGATCAAATATGATCAATATCGTTATGAGCAATCTATCAATAATAGACCTGGAACTCCACAGTTTGTCACAGCAGATGATCTATATAA